TTATGAAGATTCTGGACCTGGAGGAAGATGGGAATACGCAGTTGCTTTAACGCCTACAAATGAATTTACTCAAGTTTCATTTGTTAATGGTATTCATACCGCAAAAGGAGGCAAACATGTCGAATATATTTTAAATCAAATTACTAGAAAAATTTGTGATTTAATTGAAAAGAAAAAGAAAGTAAAAGTGAATCCAAATAGCATTAAAGAACAATTAATTTTGTTTTTAAGATGTGATGTTGAAAATCCTGCGTTTGATAGTCAAACAAAAGATTATATGAATACCCCTTCTTCTAAATTTGGTTCAAAATGTGATGTTACTGATAAATTTATTGAAAAGGTTGCTAAAATGGGTGTGATGGAAGCAGCAATACAATTAACCGAAGTAAAAGAAAATAAAGCCGCTAAAAAAACAGATGGTATCAAAAGCAAAAGTATTCGAGGTATTCCAAAGTTAACAGATGCAAATTGGGCAGGAACAGATAAATCGAAAGATTGCGTTATTATATTTTGTGAAGGTGATTCAGCTAAAGCAGGAATTATTTCTGGATTATCTTCTGAAGACCGCAATAATATTGGAGTGTATCCTTTGAAAGGCAAACTGCTTAATGTAAGAGGCGAAGCTGTTAAAAAGATTTCAGAAAATAAAGAAATTGCGGAAATTAAGAAGATATTAGGTTTAGAAACTGGTAAAAAATATGACACAATTGATTCTGTTTATCAAAATCTACGATATGGTAAGGTATTATTTATGACAGATCAAGATTTAGATGGTAGTCATATTAAAGGACTAGGAATTAATTTGTTTCAATCTGAGTGGCCAACTCTTGCCGAAATTCCAGGATTTATTGGTTTTATGAATACTCCTATTTTGAAAGCAAAGAAAGGCAATGTTGAATTAAACTTTTATAATGATGGAGAATATGAAGAATGGAAAGGAGAAAATGATATTAAGGGATGGAAGATAAAATATTATAAAGGTTTGGGAACCAGCACAGGTAAGGAATTCAAAGAATATTTTGAAAATAAAAAGATTGTTGGTTTTGAATTTTCAGAAAAAACCAATGATGCAATTGACATGGTATTTAATAAGAAGCGAGCAGATGACCGTAAAGATTGGTTAAAGTGCTATGATAGGGATTCTTATATAGATACTAAAAAGTTGAATATTCCATACGAAGAGTTTATTAATAAAGAATTAATTCATTTTAGTAAATATGATTGTGATAGAAGTATTCCTAACTTGATGGATGGTCTTAAAATATCATTGCGTAAAATATTGTTCTCTGCTTTTAAGAAAAATTTAGTAACTGAAATTAAAGTTGCTCAATTTAGCGGTTATGTTTCAGAACATTCTGGTTATCATCATGGAGAAGCTAGTTTAAATGCAGCAATTGTTGGAATGGCTCAGAATTTTGTTGGTTCTAATAATATTAATTTATTTATGCCTAATGGACAATTTGGCACTCGTCTTCAAGGTGGTAAAGATAGTGCTTCTGAAAGATATATATTTACTCAGCTTAATAAAATAACTAGAACAATATTTCCATCATTTGATGACAATGTGCTAACATATTTAAATGATGATGGATTACTGGTTGAGCCAATATATTATGCACCTATTATTCCAATGGTTTTAGTAAATGGTTCAAAAGGTATTGGAACTGGTTTTAGTACTGATATTATGTGTTATGATCCTATTAAAATTATTCAATATTTAAAGAATAAATTATTATTAAAAGAAGAAAATATTGATTTTATTCCATATTATGATGGATTTAAAGGACAAATTAGTAAAATTAGTGATGAAAAATTCTTAGTTAGAGGATTATATGAAAAAGTTGGTCCAGATAAAATTAGAGTTACTGAGTTGCCTGTTGGTTATTGGACAGAAGATTTTAAAGAATTACTAGAAAATTTAATTGAACCTGGTCAAGATAAAGAAGGAAAAAAAATTACACCTATTGTTAAAGATTATGATGATATGAGCAAAGATACTAATGTTGATTTTACAATTACATTTGCAAAAGGTAAATTAGAAGAACTGGAATCTAACAAAGGTGACTATAATTGTAATGGTCTTGAAAAATTATTAAAGTTATATACTACAAATACTACTACTAATATGCATTTATTCGATGCTGATGATATACTGCAAAAATATGATAAAATATCTGATATTATTGATGCTTATTATAATGTAAGATTACAATTATATCAAACTAGAAAAGATTATATGATAAGAGCAATTGAGAGAGAACTTGTATTATTATCAAATAAAGCAAAATATATTAAAGAAAATTTGGATGGGACTATTGATTTGAGAAAAAAAAAGAAGGAACAAGTAATGCAAATGTTAGAAGAAAAGGGATATGATATTATTGATGATGATAATGAATATAAATATTTAACTAAAATGCCAATGGATTCAGTTACTGAAGAAAATGTTGAAAAATTATTAAATGATAAAGGTAACAAAGAACACGAATTAGAAACTATTAAAAGCACAACTATAAATCATATGTGGACTTCTGAATTAGATAATTTATTAGAACAATATTTAGAGTATAAAGAGTCAAGACAAAGACTTATGGATGGCGAAGATATAAAAACGAATAAAAAGAAAGTAGTTTCAAAAGGTATTCCTGTTGTTAAAAAGACTTCTAAAAAACTATTGGTTGAAGATGTTTAAATAAATAAAATAGTTTGTAATTCATAGTAAAGAGAGAAACTCCATTTTTTCTAAAAATGGACTAAAACAAATAAAATATTTAACTCCATTTTTTCTAAAATGGACTAAAACAAATAAAATATTTAACTCCATTTTTTCTAAAAATGGACTAAAACAAATAAAATATTTAACTCCATTTTTTCTAAAAATGGACTAATCTTTAATATTATTATCTAGTATTTGTTTAATATTAGTTTCATTATAATATTGTTCACAATCAATAAATTTAAATATTTTTTTAATATTTTCTAAATCAAACATTTTTTCAAATGTTGTAAAATAACACCATGATTGGTTTTGATTATAAAATTGATAAAATTCATTATTTAAATTATGTAAATATTGTATTGAACCTTTATCTTTTTTTAACCAACTACTTTGTGATTGTGACATTATATTTGCTCTTATTTGCATTATAACTTTTGTTTGAGGAAATAATTCTTTAAATTCTTTTAAGTAATTAAGATTACCATTGTCATATCTAATTTCTTTAAATCCCCATATATTGGTTGTTTCGGAATTTTTAAATAAAGTTGCTATCAATATTTTTATCATACTTACTGTTTGTTGAAAATTATATGAATTGTACCAAGATGGTTTCACATTTTTTGAAATAATATCTTCATAACTTGCCGGTTTAAGATGTCCTGGCACGTATTCAAATGTAGTAGTTTTTATTCTTTTATAAAACTCTAAAAGACTGTTAATTGCACCAAAATTCTCCCCACAAATATTACTATTTGGAATAATATTAACTATTCTTTGCATTGTTGTTGAACCGGAACGACCTGTTGCACATATTAATACTATTTTATCCATTATAATAAAAATTTATAATTCTTATTATACTTTAACGATTATTGTTTATATATTTGACACAATCTTTCTTTACTACGTTAGAAAAGGTTGTTTAAATATTTGGCACAACCTTTTTTAAAGGTTGTTTAGAACCACGTTTTAAATTCTAATTCTCTATCTGTATTATCCGCCATAACAGGATGAGCAATAGGCACAACTAAAGTACTAGCATCGTCAATATATTTCATATAACCTTGAGCCTCACTATAAACTTGTTGTATGCAATAATTTAATACAATTTTATTTAGTTCGATTACTTGTTGCGTAATATTATTTGGTTGATTTGCTGCATGTTGTAAATAAACACTTCGCATAACAATTTTTAATGAATCGCAATCTTGGGGACCAATTACATATTGTCCATTTGATTTATTATAAACACCAGCTCTTATTCCATTTTGTAATATTTGAATATTTTGTTGAGAGAAAAATACTTGAGATAAATTAGTATCTGTCCATAATCCTTCAGTTGGATTCCTAAATGTTACACATTGATTTGCTGGTATTTTATCATACATTTCAAATAAAGTAGAAGTATTTGGGGTTTTAATATCTACACGTCCATTATTAACTTTATTCATTTATATTACACTTATAGAAAAAATTATATATATTTATTTTATATATATAAATGGAAGGATTTCAAAAAATGGTTTTGATTTCGGCAATAATTATTTTAATTATTGCTTTAGTAATTATTGGTATTGCATTAAATTATGCTAAGTCCAATGAAGAATGGCCTCCTGTTGTGCCTGAATGTCCTGATTATTGGGTAGTAGATGGTTCTGGTAATAATACTAGATGTATTAATATAAAAGATTTAGGAGTTTGTCCTGCAAAATCTGGACAAAAACATCAAATAATGAGTTTTCAAAGTGCTCAATTTACAGGTGATAACGGCAGTTGTAATAAATATAATTGGGCTAAAAAATGCAAGGTTTCTTGGGATGGTATAACATATGGTGTGGAAAAACCTTGTTAAATATAATAAATATATCTAATTATTTAATAATAAATATATTATTCCTATAAATATAATGAATAATATAATAAATAATGTAAATAAATTTCTACCTGTTGTTATTATTAATATGATTAAAGAATATATTGAAAAAAAACAACTTGTTTTTACTAATAAAAAAAATTATGTATTATATCATTCACTTATAAAACCTAATATAAAAAACTATGACAATTATATTCGTGATACAATTAGACATGATAATTCCTTTGTTTTTGAAAGAATATTAAGAGAGAATTATGAAAAATGGTTAAAAAATAATGACTATATATATAAAAATATGATTTTTAAAAAATATATTTATTTTGCATCTCATTATTGCATAGAAAATGAATCCCCAAAATGTAAAAACGAAATTGAGAAAATTTTAAAAGAACTTGGATTAAATAAAAATCAACATAAAAAGAATTTTGTTAAATATATAAAATGGAAGAATTAGATATTAATAATATTTTAAATAGAATTGATAAAGCAAATGCTATTAAAGATATTTTAAAATCGTTTGAACAAAATAAAAACAATTTATTATTTAAAAAAGGAATATATGTGTATGGTGATCCTGGCACTGGCAAAACCACATTTGTTACCAATATTTTAAAAGAAATGGATTATGATATTATTAATTATGACGCTGGGGATATTAGAAATACATCAGTTATCGAAGATATTACAAAGCATAATATGTCTGATAAAAATATTATGAGCCTTTTTAATAAAAAAGTTAAGAAAATTGCTATTATAATGGATGAAATTGACGGTATGAATAATGGTGATAAAGGCGGTATTAATACTTTAATTAAACTCATTCGACCTAAAAAAACAAAAAAACAAAAATTAGAAGAGGTCACTATGAATCCTATTATTTGTATTGGTAATTATCGTGTTGATAAAAAAATTAAAGAATTAATGAAGGTATGTAATACAGTAGAGCTTAAAACTCCAACAAATATACAAATTAACCAAGTTACTCAAATGTTATTTTCTGATGTAGATATTATAATTAAAAATAAAATTAATAATTTTATTCAGGGAGATTTAAGAAAACTTAATAGTATTTATAACATTTATAAAAATAAACCAGATATTTTTAAAAATAAAATTATTGAAAATATATTTCAAATTAAATCATATAATGATGACACTAAAAAAATTACAAACAAGCTTATAAATAATTACTACAATATTAATGAACATGCTAATATTATGAATGAAACAGATAGAACAAGTGTAGGATTATTATGGCATGAAAATATTATTGATGTGATTGATAAATGTGATAAAAAAATATCAGTTCCTTTTTACATTAATCAACTAGATAATATTTGTTTTGCAGATTATATTGATAGAACTACATTTCAAAAACAAATATGGCAATTTAACGAAATGAGTTCATTAATAAAAACTTTTAAAAATAATAAATTATATCACGAACAATTTAGTAAAAAACAAAAATATAATCCTTTTGAAGTTAGGTTTACCAAAGTATTAACAAAATATTCTACTGAATACAATAATTCTTTATTTATTCAAAAATTATGTCAAAAGCTCGGTATGGATAAAAAAGATCTATTTGGTTATTTTATAGATTTAAAAAATAAGTATGATGATAATGAGATTTTCGCTTTATTTGAAAATTATGAAATAACAAAGCTAGATATTAATAGAATTTATAGATATTTAGAAAAATATACAAAAGAAAATGCTGCTGGCACAGTTGATAAAGAAATTGAAGCTGAAGATGAAGAAGAATTAGATGACGAATAAGTTTTAAAATTTATTATTATTAATAAATAATAAATTTTTATAATAAAATTTACTTTATTAGTTTACTAATTTACAGTAATATATTCATAAGTGTTATTTTTATTTTTATTTTTCTTTGTAGATTTATCCATTTCAATCAATAGTGCATTTTTTTTCTCTTCCCAATTAAGCTTTGTTTCATCATCCAACTCAACATATAAATGTCTCTCGTAATGATGTGGTGATAAATAAAATAATGTATTTGAACCATTTAGACTTGTGCATTCTCCAGTTGCAAGTGAAACCTTAAAATATAAATCTTCATATTTGGTTCCAACTTTTTCACTATAATATTCGCCAGTTTCCGCATCTCTAATATTTGAACCAGTGCCTCCAGTAGTATATAATTCAATCTTCTTAAAAATCATTTTATCATCACTTTCACGATGAACTTTTCTATAAATTTTATTGAATCCACGATCTTTTTTTTTTAAAATTAATAATTCGTTATCATTCAAAAAATCATCATTTAAATGTTCTTCTTCACCTGGATACATATTGTAACTCATATTGATAATATAATAATTGTTATCTTTTTAAGTATGTTTATGTTTATTTATTTTGTCTACAATTTTTATTTATAGTTAATTATGTATTTAATTTTGTTGTGCTATGCAGTTTCTTTTAAACTGTATTTGTTCTACTATTAATTGTTTTATTTTATCCTCCAAATATTTAACCTTGTCTTTTAATTGATTATTTTCCATTGATAATTCTTGAACCATAAATGTTAATTGGTCTATTTTATTTTGACTCATTTGAGGATTTGAAATTGTCAAATTATTTATTAACTCTTGATATTCTTGCTGTTGTTTTATTTGTTCTTGCATCATTCTTTCTCTTGTTTCATATATCGTTGATATTTGTTTATTTACATCAGGTTTATTTTCTGGTAATCCTGGTTTATAATTATCTAATAATTTATCAATATCTTCCATAAAAAACTTTAATACGGTTGGTTCTTTTACAAGATCCGCAGGTAAAATAGGTGTTTCATGAACATAAGGATTTGGCAATTGTTTCAATAATTCTTTTTTGTCAAATGAATTATGATTATGAGAAAATACCAAAATTGTTTTATTTGAATCTAATTGAACAAAAGGAATAGTATAATCTTTTAAAAAAATTCTTTCTTCCGCAACCGTTGCATTTTCATCAAACTTTGTTAGGCTTAATAATTCCTTTCTAAATGCAAAGGTTGCCGCGGTTGAATGATTTGGACCATAAGGACCAAATTGCAGCATTTTATTTATATGTTTAAAAAACATAAACATTGCACTTGATCCTGCACATAATGCTTTTGGATTTGTTCTAAGCATTGTTACAGCATGACTAACTCTCTCTGGAGGATAATAATCATCATCATCCATATAAATAATAATATCTCCAGATGCTTTTTCATTTGTTATATTTCTCTTTTTTCCTAATGACAATTTTTCTTCGTATCTAAAATATTTTACTTCTGGAATATGAGTTACTAAATCTTCAATTTTATCTGTGCCATCATCTACAATAATCCATTCCATTTTATTTCTAGGATATGTTTGATTTTCAAAACATTTAATTATAATTGGAATAAATGGACGTCTATTAAATGTAGGTGTGCATATACTGACGAAAGGTTGTTTGGCCATTTTTTCTTTTTTTACCATTATTTAAATACAATATAATTATATTTTTATATTGTAATTACAAATGTTTAATTATTCATATTTTTATTTATTTTTTTTAATTGTTTACTAATATTTTTTCCGCCACTTTGTTTACCAAAAATCATATTATAAAGCAATCCGTGTTTTTCTGTTTTAGTATCACTATTTGTGCAAGTTCCTTTATATGCTTGTTCCTCACTAACTAATTGTGTTAGATTATCAGGATTTACAGGAGCAAATAAATTTATAGGAATTATATTATAATAGATACATACTAATACTATTAATGAAAAAATTCCAGGGACTATACCTAAATTAATAAATGCGGAACTGGTAACAAAGAAACAAATAATCGAGATTATAAATAACTTATAAAATTTTAAAATATCCAAAAATATGTCAAACAATCCTATAGATTTATTATTCATTGTAGCTTTATATGATAATAGTGTAAACATTACAAAAAATATACTCATAAATGAAATCCAAATATAAGGAGCTGTAAAAAATAATAAAAATATAAATAAAATTACTAAACCTATGGCACAACTATAACCAATTGGTTCAATAATTGTTACATCTTCCCATACAGGTTTACCTTTTGCATCTTCATTTGTATTTTTCTTAAAAAACCATGACATATTGTAAAACCATAAATAGAAAAAGACATATGCACTATTAAATAACCCTAATAATGGTGTTATAAAACCTAAAATTATTGGACCAAATAAAACTATAATTATTTCTGGTATTTGATTTAATGAATTAAAAATATAATTAAATATAGCAAAGTTTTTTGACACTACTGCTTCAAAAATAGAAATAAAATAATTTACTAAAAAAAAAGAAGATGGACTATTTTTATATTTACGTAATGTATCTAAAATTGTATTTTTACTATTGTATTTATCATATGGTATATTTAACTTCATTGATAATGCTGGATCAGAAAAAAATGTTTTAAATATATTTGTTTCAATTGGTCTAATTTCTGGTTGATTATCTGTATAAGGAAAACAATCTGTATCCGTTGGTAATATATTTGACTGAGCTATTTTACATGCATACAAAACATAACTAGATATACCAAAATAGATTATAACAAAAACTATTATCAATAATGATGATAGAAATTTTCCATAACTAGGATTGTCTTTTGTGCTTCCTCCTTCACTTTCTATTTTTTTTTCATCAATAGTTGAAGTATCATTTGATTCTGACATTTACTTATATTAAAAAGATATAAAATTATTTGTATTTTCTAGTTATTCTAAATCTACTTTTTAAAATATTTAAATTAAAATATTAAAATTAAAATAAAACAAATGATAAAAAATAATATTAGATAATAATATATGAGATTAACAAAAGAACAATACTATATATTATTTTTAGCAGTTATAAGCTTTATATTATTAGTTTCAGTATTTAAATGGATTGACTATTTGACTGAAAATAAATATATTGTAGAAGGTTTTCAACAATTAAATAATGAAAAAACAAGTGAAAAAACTAGTCATACAGTAGATTTACCATTAACAACTACTTATAGTTGTCAAAATTTTTGCGGTCCAACGGCTCGTTGTTCTATTACTGGTCAGCAATGTTTTACAGATATTGATTGCCCTGGTTGTCAGCCATACGTTCCACCATTATCAGATAACCAAAAAAAAATGGACAAAATTGTAGGTAATAATGATGCTGGCAAATTAACTGTTGGAACTACTCCTACATATTCTGTTTTGACAACAGATATGGGAACACGCGCTAAAATGCTTATGAATAAAAAATTTGCAAAAGCTCCGTCAGCTGAATATGGTATAAATGTATGGCGTGATGATTTTAATGAAGGAGAAAAATTATTTGATAAAAGATATAAACCTGGCAAACTAGAATATATGCCAAATTACCCGCAAAGATATAGTTTAACAGGTGAATTTATTGAAGAAGGACCTTTAGCTTCTAATGCTGCTCTCAATTAAATATTATATAATTCAAAAATATACTATTTAATTATTTACTATTTAATTATTTACTATTTAATTATTTACTATTTAATTATTTACTATTTAATTATTTACTATTTAATTATTTACTATTTAATTATTTACTATACTTTGCTGTCAATTGTAACTTCCTTTGCAATGTTTTTAATGATTTTATCCTCTTTTTCATCATCATTATTCCCTTTTCCTCCCATTGCTTCCATTACTAATTTATTATATTTATCAGAAACCTTAGAAGTGCTTTTTAAACAATCTGGATTCTTTACTCGAAACTCACTTAGCATTTTTGAGTTTTTATGTGCCACATGTTTAATTGCTTTTCTTAGTTTCACTTTGGTTTCATTTTCTTTTTCCCATTTGTCTTCATCTTTTACATACATTACTTCTCTCTTTGAATCTGTACAATGAACCGGTCTTTTGTTTTCATCAAGTGAATTTAGGTTTTTAACAATGATACTAGAGATACCTTCTACATAACCAATTTTTCCAACATTTTCCAAATCGGAAAGCTGTAATTTTATTGAATCTACAAAATCCATTATATTCATTGCATCTTTGCAGGTTTCATTTAAAAAGAATTGCAAATTAAATGTTTTATTATTTGAATTATTTATTGTATTATTATTATTATTATTAGTTCCATTTTTTATAACTTCCATCATCATATTTTTTAATTCACTATTTTCTTTAATTAACAGCATAATAAGTTCCTTATCTGTCGGTTCAACTGATATATTCATTTGAGAGTTGTCTTTACACAATATTAATTTACATTTTTGTTTATGTTTCCATATACCACCATGTGTTTTACATGTTTTTCCACAAACACAATTATAAATTAGGGATTTTATGTCTTCTTTTTCTTCCTTAATACTTCCTTTTTCTGTTTTTTTATGTTTAGTTGTCATTAAATGTTTTTCATAATCTTTTTTATTACTAGTGTAGTAATTACAATTTTTACAACCAAATTTTTTGGGGATTTCTAAGATATTTATGACTTCCATTACTTCCTAAAATAGGAAGAGAAAAAAATCCCTAAACTGTTTTAAATTTATAATATATTTTCATAAAAAAATTTATCATAACAATATTTGAAAAACTTTTTAAAAAACGACACGCTAATTTTTTTATGGTCTAACGTTTTTTGCATTTTTTCATTATTTTTTTTTCCCAAAAGTTTTTCAGAATTTCATTTTTGGACATTTATTTTTGTCCATTTTTCAAAAAAGGAAAAAAATCTTGAATTTTTGAAAAATGTGAAAATTAAATAATAAATTTTCAAAGTAATTTAAAGAACTTATTTACTATACTTTGCTGTCAATTGTAACTTCCTTTGCAATGTTTTTAATGATTTTATCCTCTTTTTCTGAATCATTATCCCCTTTGCCTCCCATTGCTTCCATTACTAATTTATTATATTTGTCTGACACTTTTGAAGTGCTTTTTAAACAGTCTGGATTCTTTACTCGAAACTCACTTAGCATCTTTGTATTTTTATGTGCCACATGTTTAATTGCTTTTCTTAGTTTCACTTTGGTTTCATTTTCTTTTTCCCATTTATCCTCATCTTTTACATACATTACTTCTCTCTTTGAATCTGTACAATGAACCGGTCTTTTATTTTCATCAAGTGAATTTAGGTTTTTAACAATGATACTAGAGATACCTTCTACATAACCAATTTTTCCGACATTTTCTAAATCAGATAGCTGTAATTTTATTGAATCAACAAAATCCATTATATTCATTGCATCTTTACAGGTTTCATTTAAAAAGAATTGTAAATTAAAAGTTTTATTGTGTGAATTAGTATTTGTAGTATTATTATTATTTGTTATTATATTATTTTTAGATAATTCAATAATTGTTTTATTTTGCTCTATAAGCATTTGTTGCAATTCTTTATTTTGCTGTAAAACACTCATAATTAATTCTGGTGTTATTTCATTTGCATAATTATTTTTCTCGCCATTTTGCGAGTTTATCGCAATACCGTTGCATTGTTTTTTATGTTTCCATAAACCCGAATGGTGCATATATTCTTTTCCACATTCACAAATGTGCAATTTAGGTGTTGTATTCTTTGTATCCAATTTGTATTCTTTCTCGCGGTTAGAGTGTTTTTTCGTAAGGAGATGTTTATTTATATCACTTTTTTTACAGCATTTATAATTACAAAATTCACAAATAAATTTTGGCGACTTTTCAGTGTCATTAATTGTATCCATATATATTCTAATAGAATATTAAAAAATCGCCTAAATCCTTTTAAAACTAATTAATATTTTTGAATAAAAAATTTACAGTCACAAATTTTTATTTTTATTATTTTTGATGAGACGCTAATTTTTTTTATGGTCTCATTTTTTTTGCATTTTTTAATTATTTTTTTTCCCCAAAAGTTTTTCAGAATTTCAATTTTGGACATTTATTTTTGTCCATTTTTCAAAAAAGGAAAAAAGTCTTGGAAAAAAGAAAAAATTTATCTTCACCAGTAGTGAAACTTTTTTAGTGTATTTTTCACTTTTTCTTTACATTATGTAGTAAAACCCTTTAAATTATCAAGTTCTTTAAATATATTAATTTTAAAATACTTAAAGAAATTATGTCGCATACATAAGACCCGCATTGCCACCAACAAATATAACCATATTAACACGTTCTTCCATGACATATAAATCATAGTTGTAATCATAAATGCGCCATGTTGGTTTATTTACACCTACTACTTCTCCTGTAGTTGGGTCACAAATGGTTAAAACTTGAGCATACGGGTCTACAGGTGGATTTATTGTGGTAAATTCAAATTCTACATTTGAAAATCTACTCATATTCATAGCTCCGGATGGTTGTAATGAGTCTGAAGTATCTAAACAAAAATTATAACAATATAAACCACTTGGCGCAAAACCAGCTGTTCTTGTATATTTTTCAATAAAATTATATACACCCACAGGCAAA